GCCAGTGCGGAGTGCCTCTGCCTGATCCTGCGTCAACTCGCCTGGAACCTTGATCAGACCGCCGACGCTTGCGTTGTTCTCGTAGAACTTCGCGCTGAAGATTTGCGTCGCGCTTGCAAGTCCGAGCGTCACCTTGTGATGCTCAATCGGTGACAACCCGCGATGGTTCTCGCCAGTGGCGAAGAGCGGGATGTGGATGATCTCTGCGGTTGTCAGTGTGATCGCGCCTTCGGTGGTCTCGATGTGATACATCGGCTCGCCGAACTCGCCGCTCCTGATCTCCACCTTCTGCGGATCAAGGACGCGGGTCTCAATCACATTGTCGGATGAGTCGCGCAAGCAAAGGATGAAGGCGTTGCCGTCTAGCAGCAGCGAGGTCACGACGCGATGCTTGAACTCAAAGGATGTGAAGTTCGGGTTGTTCGGGATCGGCGTGTCCATCCATCGCGGACGCGGACGGTAAGGTCGGCGCGTTCCGTCAATGCGGATGTAGGTGTCCCACGGAAGTCCAGCGATCGTGTCGGCGTAGAGCTTGACTGCGGCGTAGACCGCGCCAATGCTCGTCGCGTTCTCTTGGTTCACCAGCACACCGGCTGCGCCGCTCTGTGCCTCCTGCACAACCCACTGGCCGCCGATGAATCGTTCCTCTTGTGGCTGTTGGCGTCCGAGGACGCGATCAAGGATTCCCATTCGTCTCCCTACAACTCAATCCACTTGACCTCAGCCTTCGGCTTCGGCGCTGGTGCGTTGCCTAGTGTACCCGCTCGGCTGTGTGCCATCAACGCAGCGACAAGAAGGTCGATGCGCTTCAGGCTGGTCTTGGATTCTTTCTTGACCATCAAGCCGTTGCGTGAATAGTACGGCGTGGCATTGCCTGCGTGTCGTGCCAGACTCGGATCGCCGTCGTGCTTCACTCTGCCGTTGACGACGGCATCGTAGAACGCAGCTGTGGCTGGCACCATCCGCGAAGGCGTCTGAGGGAACTCGACCACAGGCAAGCCCATCTGTTGCCACGCCTCCATTGACCGCTGCCACCTAAAGGGGTCGCAGACGATCTCTCGGACGTTGTGCATCTTGCAGATGTCGAGCATCTTGGCTTCCACCTCCTCTACTGGCACTCGCCAGGCGAGTTCGGCGTCTAGCGGTCGCTCCCAGTGTCCGAGGACGAAGAACGCCTTGTCTGCCACGCGGCAGGCGACGATGGCAGTGGAGTCGTTGCTGAACGAGCCGTCAAAGCCGAGGACAATCTCGTCCTCCTTGTTCAGCGCGATCTGGTCATCCTTGCAGGCGTCCCACGTGCCAGTCGGCAAGAATGCGGTCGCACTGCTCACCCACTGATTTAGACGCTTCGTCCTGAACTCTGCCTCTGGCGTGCGCTTCTTGGCTGAGAGCAGGTCGTCAAGCGACAGGATCGCAGGCTCGCTGAGCAGCCCAGGGTTAGCCTCGCTCCACTTTGTCTCGTCAAGGTAGGCGTCATCAGCGGCTTCCCACCACGCCATCCCAAGCGTTGGGTCGTCGTTCTCTCCAGAGATGCGCCGCCGCGCCAACTGGTAGAGCGTGTAGGCGATGGAGTCCGAGCCGGTGGAGTCGGTGCGCGGTCCTGCGGTCGTGATCGCCACGAACAGCGGCGAGCGGCGTGCGCCCATTGAGAGCGACAGCACGTCAAAGAGTTCACGAGACGGCCACGCTGCCAACTCGTCGGCGATGACCAGCGAGGCGCTCAAGCCCTCCTTCGTGAATGCCTCCGAAGACAACGCCTTGTAGATCGTTCCAGTTCCCTTGAACTCCATTGCGTCGCGGTAGACCTTGATCTGGGCGCCCAGTTCTGGACTCATCTCAACGGCTCGGCGTGCGTGGCTCATCACGAGCTTCGCCTGATCGCGGTCGGCAGCAGCCGAGTAGATTTCGCCGCCTCGGTCGCCGTAGAGTCCGAAGAAGAGCGGGAGTGTAGAGGCGAGCGCGGTCTTGCCGTTCTTGCGCGCGATGCCAGTCAGGAAGAAGCGGTGCGTGAAGGTCTCGTCTTCCTTGCGAGCAAGCATCCTGCGAAGCAGGCGTCGCTGCCAGACCCTGAACTGGAGCGGTTCGCCGGAGGCGCCAGCGATGGAGTCTTTAGCGATGGGTACGAGGTCCTCGGCAAAATCGGCAACGATGTCGCCCAGGCTGCGGCTGAGGTCAGCCGAAGCGACAGGGGTCAGCCAGCGCGGTGGCCACCCTTCTGTTGCATCCGATCGCGGTACTTGTCGATCTTGCTTTGACTCTCCACCATTGCGATCCCTAGCTTGGCTCGGTCGGCTGGAGTCAGTCCGAGGTGATTCATCCACTTGCGAATACTCTCCTCTGCGCTTGTCCTCATCCCCGCCGCTGGGTGAGCGTAAGCATAGCCCTTGTCCGTGTAGAGGACTGGACCATCGGTTGAGAGCCGAGCCTCCAGACCTGCGAGGAACTCAATGTCCTTGACCAGCATCGTCAGCGCGTCTCGGTCAGAGACGGCGATCCACGAGCCTGCGTATTCCACGATGCGGTGCCAAGCCTCGGTTGCGATCGGTCCCAAACCGTCCGGCACGCCCAGTTCGGACGCACGAGGCAGGCTATTTGCGAGCTGCACAACGACGGCCCGACTCGGCTTCAACGTGCCGCGCTTGGCTTTGATTTCATTTGGAATGCGTGCTGGTCCTGACATAAGCCCCCCTAGCCTAACCTGGCTGC